ATGGAAGATAACTACATTCAACAAGATATTACTGATTGGGTGATTGATAAATGCGACGCATGGCGTGATCACTATGAGTCTAACTATGCGGAGAAACACGAAGAATACTATCGTCTATGGCGTGGTATCTGGGCTGCAGAAGACTCTATGCGTGCCTCAGAGCGTTCTAAGATCATTAGCCCTGCACTACAACAAGCTGTAGAGTCATCAGTAGCAGAAGTAGAAGAAGCAACATTTGGCCGTGGTAAGTGGTTTGATATCCGTGATGATATGCAAGACCAACAACCTGCTGATGTTATGTTCCTACGTAATCAGTTGGATGAAGACTTTCAATTTACTAAAACCCGTAAGGCAGTAGCAGAGTGTATTCTTAATGCTGCTGTATTCGGTACTGGTATCGGTGAGCTTGTACTGCAAGAAGTAAAAGAAATGAAACCGTCTACTCAGCCTATTATGGGTGGACAGTTAGAAGCAGTAGGCGTAGAAACACAAGATCGTTTTGTTGTTAAACTACGTCCAGTCTTACCACATAACTTCTTGATTGATCCTGTTGCTACCTCTGTAGAAGAAGCACTTGGTGTTGCAATTGATGAGTTTGTTCCTATCCATCAGGTAGAACAAGACATCGAGAAGGGTATCTATCGTGACGTAGAGTTACACGTAGCTCCTCAAGACTACGACTTAGAACCTGATCGTGACCTTCAAGCATTTCCTGAAGATAAGATTCGTTTGACTAAGTACTATGGTTTAGTACCACGTGATCTGTTTGAAGATGCGCAGAGCGAAGATGACGAAGAAGTTGTATCGCTCACTGACGAAAACGAAAAGAAAGAGATGTACATCGAAGCAATCGTTGTAATCGCCAATGGCGGTCAATTGCTTAAGGTGCAAGAGAACCCCTACATGATGCAAGATCGTCCTGTAGTGGCGTTCCCATGGGACGTAGTACCGTCTCGCTTCTGGGGTCGTGGTGTTTGTGAGAAGGGTTACAACTCTCAGAAGGCTCTTGACACTGAGATGCGCGCACGTATCGACGCATTGGCACTAACAATCCATCCAATGATGGCTATCGACGCATCACGACTACCTCGTGGCATGAAACCAGAGATTCGTCCGGGTAAAATGCTACTCACTAACGGTAATCCTGCAGAGATTTTACAGCCATTTAAGTTTGGACAGCTAGATCAGACCTCATTTGTACAGACTCAAGCCTTACAAGCGATGGTACAACAGGCTACAGGGGCTTTAGACACTACAGGTATTCCGTCATTTGCAGGATCTGAAGCGACTGCAGCGGGTATTAGTATGTCTCTTGGTGCAATTATCAAGCGTCACAAGCGTACGTTGATTAATTTCCAAGAATTATTCTTACTTCCTATGGTACAGAAGGCTGCATGGCGTTATATGCAGTTTAATCCAGAGCAATATCCTGTTAAAGACTACAAATTCGTAGCATCTTCTACTTTAGGTATCATTGCACGTGAATACGAAGTGACGCAATTAGTACAACTATTGCAAACCATGTCACCTGAGTCACCAATGTACATGATGTTGATTGAATCTATCGTAGATAACATGAACTTATCTAACCGCGAAGAGCTTATGGCTAAGATTCAGCAAGCATCTCAACCTAATCCACAGGCACAACAAGCACAGCAGATGGCTGCTCAAGTTGCAATAGCAAAAGAACAAGCTACCGCTGCTGCTCTCAACGCACAGGCCGCAGAAGCGCAAGCACGTGCAGAGAAATACAAGGTGGAAACACAATTTACGTCATTTGATTCAGAGACTGACCGTATCAAAGCTATTGCTACGCAACTCAAAGATGGATCTACTGACGAAAAAGAGTTTGAACGTAGGTTCAAGATAGCTCAGCTACTGCTGAAAGAGAAAGAAATCGACAACAAAGCACAACCGCAAGGGGAATTGAATGCTAACACAAACCGAAACCAAGAAGATCGTGGATCAAATCAACTTAGCTTTCCAGAAACTGGAGAAGCGGATCGAGGCTTTGGAGGCCTCAACTAAATCTACGTCTACCACAACTAAAACCACAAAGTCAACAAAAAGTGCTTGACATTTGGTAAAAAATGTGGTATAATAATTGCATAGTCAAGCCCAATTTGGAGAACACATGACTATAGACGAAGAGAAGTACTACGAAGCGTACTTCGATTTATTCAACTCTAAGGGTTGGAAGCAACTCATTACAGAACTGGAAGAGATTTATCAATCATATACAGTGGATCGTCTAAGTTCTAATGAGGAGCTTTATTTAGCAAAGGGTGAACGGCAAATACTAGCTCGTTTACTAAACTTTGAAAACGGCGTGGAAGCGGCCTACGCTTCTGTAAAAGATGGGAACTCTAGCGGTGACGAAGTTGTGGGCTACGACACCGAAGAGCCTGATTACTAAATCTTCACAATGCGACTACGCACGGAGAAATGATAAATGGCAAATTTTATTGACGAACGCACCGAAAATCCTGAATTGGAAGAAGGCGAAGAGTTACAAACCTTTGAAGAATCTGCGGAAGTAGATCAACCTGAAGAGGATGTCTATTCTGAGCCTGAGCCAGAAGAGGAAGTTGCTGATATTCCTGATAAGTATCGCAACAAAGACGTTAAAGATATTATTGCAATGCACCAAAATGCTGAGCAACTGCTCGGTAAACAAGGTCAAGAAGTTGGTGAATTGCGTAGGATCGTAGACGACTTTATCAAAGCGCAATCCGTTAACGCCCACTCAGCCGAAGAGGAAGTTACTGAAGAAGATTTCTTTGCTAACCCTAAAGAAGCTATCAACAAGATGTTGGACAACCATCCAAGCATCAAACAACAGCAAGAAACGACTGTCGCAATGCAACGTCAAGCAACTCTGGATAAGCTAACAGCTACGCATCCAGATTGGCAGCAAGTACTTACTGATCCTAAGTTTGGTAAATGGATAGGTGAGTCGAAAGTACGTAGCCGTCTACTTAAAGAAGCAGACGCAAACTATGACTTTGATTCAGCTAATGAGATTCTTAATATGTGGAAAGAACGTCAGGAGACTGTAAAGTCAACTGTCGAAGCAGAAAAGAAAACTCGTAAAGAACAGGTTAAATCCGCATCTACTGGTACTTCTTCAGGCTCTGGTGAACGTCCTTCACGTAAGGTCTATCGACGCGCTGATATCATTGAACTAATGCGAACAGACCCGCAGCGATACGAAGATTTAATGCCTGAGATTAGGCAAGCGTACGCTGAAGGTCGAGTTAAATAACAAGCTAATTTGGAGATTTTATAATCATGGCTTCAGCAACTTATCCGGGCGGTAGCGGTTCTATCGTAGCAAAAACTCAAGCAGACAAGTTTATTCCTGAACTGTGGTCTGATGAGATCGTAGCAGCATACAAGAAAAACTTGATGATGGCTAACCTTGTCAACAAGATGTCAATGGTTGGTAAGAAAGGCGATACCCTTCACATCCCTAAGCCTACTCGTGGCTCTGCAAACGTTAAAGCAGCTAACACTGCAGTTACTATCCAAGCTGATACTGAATCAGAAGTTGTAGTAACTATCGACAAGCACTACGAATATTCTCGTATGATCGAGGACATCGTAGGTGTTCAAGCGTTGGATTCAATGCGTCGTTTCTACACTGATGATGCAGGTTACGCTTTGGCTAAGCAGATCGATGACGATTTGTTTGCACTAGGTAAGTCTTTGGGTGATGGTGACGGTTCTGACTGGACTCACTCAAACGTACTTTACATGGATGCTACTAGCGGTTTGTCTACCTACGCTGTTGACACTGTTGCAGCAGGTGACACCTTTACTGACGGTGCATTCCGTGATCTGATCAAGTTGATGGATGACGCAGACGTTCCTATGGACGGTCGCTTCATGATCATCCCACCTTCAGCACGTCGTGACATCTTGGGTATCACCCGTTACAACTCTTCAGACTTCGTTGATGGTCGTTCGACTTCAACTGGTTTGATCGGTAACTTGTACGGTATCGACATCTATGTATCATCTAACTGCCCAGTAATCGAAACAGCTGCTGACAACTCAGCTTCTGCAGTAGATACTAAAGCAGCTATCTTTGGTCACAAAGACACCTTCGTACTTGCTGAGCAGATGGGCGTTCGCTCACAGACTCAATACAAGCAAGAGTACTTGGCTGATCTGTTCACTGCAGACACCATCTACGGTACTAAGGTATTGCGTCCTGAAACTGGTTTCGTTGTGGCATTGCCTAACTAATCAGTGATTAAGTCGGGGATTCTTCGGAGTCCCCTTCTTTATAGGCTTTTACTCAAGAGTCTATAAAGAACATAATAACATTGTTCCCCACCAACACAGGAATGGAAGATGGCATCAAAGATACTCATCAAACGCTCCACTACATCTGGAAGCGTTCCTACTACATCTGATCTCGACACTGGTGAACTCGGTCTTAATACGGCTGATAAGCGTGTCTATACTAATAATGCAGGTACTATCGTTGAACTCGGTACGTATCCTTCATCTCTCAACGTAACGGGTAATACTGACCTTGACGGTACTTTAAACGTCGATGGTGCAGCTACGTTTGCTTCAGGTACTGTTACTGGTAACTGGACTGTTACTGGTACACTTTCTGTAGGCACCCCTACAAACTCTACTGATGCAGTTTCTAAAGGCTATGTAGACACTGCAGTAGCTAATGTTATTGACGCAGCTCCGGGTGCATTGAACACTCTGAATGAGCTTGCAGCAGCAATCAACGATGATGCTAACTTTGCTACTACCATCACTAATTCACTAGCCACTAAGTTACCACTATCAGGTGGTACAATGACTGGTGACGTAGTACTTGGTGCTAACAAGATCACCTCTACAGCAACTCCGGCAACTGACGATACACTGACTCGTAAGGGTTATGTAGATAGTATCTTAGGCTCTGCAACTTCAGCAGCCGATAGTGCAACTGCAGCAGCTACTTCTGCAACTAATGCAGCCACTAGCGCATCTGACGCATCAACTTCTGCAGGTGTAGCAAGTCTTAACGCTACTTCAGCATCTGATAGCGCAAGTGCAGCAGCTACCTCAGCATCTAATGCAGCTACCTCTGCATCTTCAGCATCTACCTCAGCTACTGCAGCAGCAACCTCTGCTACTAACGCAGCCTCAAGCGAAACTGCAGCAGCTTCTAGCGAGTCTGCGGCAGCTACCTCAGAAACTAATGCAGCTACTTCTGCATCTAGTGCATCTACCTCTGCATCTACTGCAACAACTAAAGCATCTGAAGCCGCTACCTCTGCGACTAACGCAGCTACTTCTGAATCTAATGCAGCTACTTCTGCAACTTCAGCTTCTCAAAGTGCAACTTCAGCAGCTACGAGTGCATCTAATGCATCAACAAGTGCAAATACTGCTCAAACATACGCAAGTAATGCATTAACTTACTCAAACAGTGCTAGTGCGTCTGCCGATGCAGCTTTAGCAGCTTTAGATAGTTTTGATGATCGTTACTTAGGTCAGAAAACATCTGATCCTACAGTAGACAACGATGGTAATGCCTTAGTTGCAGGTGCTTTGTACTTCAATACAACTGATGATGTAATGAAAGTATACGAAGGTAGTTCTTGGGT